ATCTTTGTCAATGAGTTCGATTTCTTTGAAATTCATTGTTAATGTGGTTTGTACCGGTGCACCATCATCATGTGCAGCCCAACCGTTTGGTGCATAGTTAACATCAATGTTTTCAATTACACTTTCTGCCACTCGTGTGATGTTGTTGTTACGCTGGCCATTGAAAAGAAAATCTAAATCAAATGTAGATGGTGGTACAAAGAACATACCTGCGGCCGCCGTTGTGATTTGCGGTGCAGCGTGGTATCTAAATAACTTTACAATTTCTTTCACAGCCTCTGCCTCTTGGCGAGAATATGGTGTGAAAGTAAATGCCATTTGATAGGTTCTGAAATCAATACCATCAAACAGTAATTGTTGTTGTGGGTTGATTGCAAGACCTTGTGTTGATAATGCTAACTTAGCCGCATTAGATTGTGCTGCAGATAGACCTGATGTTCCCATTTTAACAAGTGAACCTAATTTAGGAATATTTTTTAAAGCATCAACAGCTTTCGATGAAGCAATTTCATTGGCCACTTCTTGTAAACTTAAATTACCATAACCTGCATTATATTGAAAGTTTAATGTATCGGGAATATATAGAGAGATGGTTGCAACTTTTCGTTTCTTTTTTGGTTTGAAATTTAAAGTCTTTTGAGAATCACCTGCAAAGAAATTTCTAACGGTGTTAAAGTTCTCTTTTAGACCTTCGGTGTTGATACCATCTTTTGAAATAACATTAAAATTCGTTATGAATTTACTGGCCTCTTCATAAGTAATAGGCTGAATTTCATTAACTGAAAACTGGACAATGTGGCCTTTTGTTGCTGAACCTAAATCTCGTGGGTATTGATAACTGTTGGTACCAAACTTGTTACCAAACAATGCACCTAATGGTCCATTGATGAGGTTACCTGGTATTGATACGCCACCGATTGATGTTGGTATGGAAATGATAGCCATTGAATCCTCTGAATAAAAGATATACATATTATTTATGGCGTATAACGGACGATTTACCCCCTCAAATCCTCAAAAATACATTGGGGACTATAACAATATTATCTACCGGTCGAGCTGGGAAGCGAAAGTTATGAACTGGCTAGATAAGAATCCAGACATCATCTCATGGGCTTCAGAAGAACTTATCATACCCTACAAGTCACCTGTTGATGGCCAATGGCACCGATACTTTCCTGATTTTCTGGTCAAAATGCGTACCAGAGATGGTAAGCTGAAAACCATGATACTTGAAGTTAAACCAAAGAAACAATCGGTGCCACCAGAACCACGCAAACGAGTGACCAAACAGTATATACAGGAAGTTGCCACCTGGGGAGTTAATCAATCTAAATGGAAGGCAGCCACCGAATTTGCTCTGGATCGTGGTTGGGAGTTCAAAGTCCTGACCGAAGAGCATCTAGGACTGACCTAAATACTTAAATGCCTACATCGAAACTTACACAATTAGCACGACAGAAATCAGCGGCTCAGTTACAATCCATGAGCCGTGATTCTTATCGTTGGATGATGAAGAAGATTGGTGAACTCAGCAATCCTACTGGTATCGCTTCGGTGATTGCTCGTGAGGACCGTGGTAATCATTTTCACAATGGTGGTTTATACTTCTTTTACTATGACCCAAAAACAAAGGCAGACTTGCCATATTATGACCGATTCCCTTTGGTATTGGCATTAGACATACAAAATGACCACTTTACCGGTTTGAACCTACATTATTTACCAATTCGGTATCGGATTGCATTTCTGGATAAATTGATGGATTTCGCTGCCCTTGACAAAAACAATGAGATACAGCGTATGCGTGTCAGCTATGAAATTTTAAACGCCTTCAGACAGTTTAAAGAGTTCAAACCATGCTTTAAAAAGTATTTGATGGGTCATGTCCAATCAAAGATACTTGCCGTGCAACCAAACGAGTGGGAAGTGGCAGCGTTTCTGCCGATTCAGCAGTTTAGGAAAGCTACCGCTAATCAGGTGTGGCAAGAATCATTGGAACAATTTTAACAAGGAAACAAAATGGCTGGCAATATCAGCGAATTTAAGGCTACATTTAAAAAAGACCTATCTCGTCCACATAAGTTTGATGTGAACATTCCTATTCCTTTGACATTGATACCATACATTGAATCAGCTAAATCTCTGACCTATCGGTGTGAAAATGCTAATCTGCCTGGCAGAACATTTGCAACGGCAGAACAAAAGACATATGGACCAATTGAAAAGTATCCGTATTTGAATACTTACACCGATATTGATATGACCTTTATTGTTGATGATGACATGACACAAAAGGTTTTCTTTGATGCATGGTTGAATTATATCAACCCATTATACAATAATAATATGCGTTACAAAGGTGATTACTCAACTGTTATCACCGTCAACCAATATGATGTCACCAATAAAATATCATACTCTGTTAATCTGTATGATGCTTATCCTATTTCTACAAATCAAATGGACTTAGATTGGTCGTCTGATGGGTATCATAAACTCAATGTAACCTTTGCATACACCTACTGGCAGAATAATTCTCTACAGGCTCTTGGTATGGAGTTTGTCGATGCTGGTATCAATGCAGTAAATAATATTATTGGTGGTCTTGGTGGTAACGCAACTGCTGCTGCCGGTTCTGGAGTCAATAATCTAATTAATGATATATCGTCTACTTTCCGTAGATAATTTTTAAAATGGAGTGAAAATAAAATGGCATTACCTAAACTTGATATACCGTCATATGAAATTGAATTGCCGATTTCAAGAAAGAAAATAAAGTTTCGACCATTTCTGGTCAAAGAACAGCGTAATCTGTTAATGGCTCTAGAATCAAATGAGACCAGCACGGTGCAACAAAACATCCGTGACATATTGACCAACTGCACATTGACCGAGAATGTTGATATTGATAAGTTACCTATTATTGATATTGAATATTACTTTATCAATCTGCGAGCCAAATCAGTTGGTGAGGTGGTAGAATCTCGGTATCGTTGTAATAACATTGTAGGTGATAAAGAGTGTGGTAATATCATGGAGAAGAATATCAACCTTCAAGATATTAAAGTCACACAAGATAAACCCGCTGAGCCTGAGGTACAGATTACACCTAAGATTACGGTGAAACTAAAGTATCCAGAATTTGGCATGGTCAAGAATTCGTTACAGTATGACGATATCAATACCATTACATTTAGTATGATTGCAAATAGTATTGAATACATCTATGATGGCGAACAGTTCTATTATGGCCACGAAACGGCACCATCAGAGATGCTGGAGTTTGTTGAAAGCCTCAATGCAGAACAGTTTAGAAAATTGGAAGAATTCTTTGAGAATCTACCAAAACTAAAAGAGAATGTAAACATTACCTGTAGTAAGTGTGGATTTAATCACACGATAGAGGTGGAAGGGTTAGAGAATTTTTTCGGTTAATATTTCGTCATGACAATCTGAGTAATTATTATAAAACGAATTTTAGTTTGATGCAACACCATAAGTATAGCTTGACCGAACTTGAAAACATGATGCCTTGGGAACGTGATATCTATATCTCCCTTTTGATACAATATATTGAAGAAGAAAATCAAAAGATAAAAGAACGGCAGAAGAAGCGTTAATAAATGGATTATCAACGAGCAAAAGATATTAGAGGTAAATCTCTAAGTTCCCTCATCACCGATAGAATTGCGGCTGGTGGTGGTATTGGTGAATCTATTTCAGCCGCACTCTCTGAGAAATCTAAAGCTCGTTCTGTCGGCCTTAAAGAGAAGTTTGACCCACTCAATATCATCAAAACACTCACAGGCGGTTCTCGCCTTGCACCAGCCATACTTGGTCGATTAACTGGTAGAAGTCCAGAAGCCATCAAATATTTCAGTAGAGATCCAAAAAAGAAACTAAAAGATGAAGGCCTTAGTTCATCAGACTTACAGGCAGCCACACAGAAGTTAGGTTCTATCTATGCCATGATGGTCAAAATGGAAGAAGAAAAGAAGGCAACGGAGCAAGATATGGATCGTATGCGTGCTGCTGAAGATGAAGCTGAAGATGCTCGCAACAAAGAACTCATCAAGGCATTAACTGCTCGTGTTAAGCCAAAGAAAAAGGTTAAAAAAGAACCTGAGATAAAGAAACAAGAAGAAGCACAAAAGAAAACAGAAACAAAACAAGACCAAACGGCTAGAAAAAAAGAAACAGAAGTAAAGAAAGAAGTAGAAGCCAAAAAAGAAACTGTTCAGAAACAGGATCAAAAGAAAGCTGAAACGGTTAAAAAGGTAGAAGAAGCGAAGAAAGCTGAACCTGTAAAGAAGGTAGAACCTCCAACACCAACTGTTAAGCCTGCACGAAAACCTACAGCAGCACCGGCTGCTCCAGCTATTTCCACAGCGGCAAAAATAGCCGTTATTGCGGCTTCTGCAACTGGAGTATTTTCTAGTTCTGATGCTTTCTCCAAGACAATGTATCCTTACGCAGAAAAAGCTTCTAAAGGTTTAGGTGGAAAAATTCCTCCTGTGGCAATTCTAGGTCAATGGTCTGGTGAATCTGGTGGTGGAAAAAATCTACCGGCGGCATTCAATTATGCCGGCATAAAAGCAGGCAAAGGTGATAAAAAAGGTGATTATGTTTTAACAGAAGAAAGATATACTGATGCTCAGATAAAGCAAGCAGAAGCTTCAGGAGAAACCTTACACAAAGTTTTAGGTCCAAATGATAAGATTAAGAAAAAAGGTAGAGAAGTAACTATCGATGAATGGTTTGGAAAAGGTTCTTATGATAAAGCATTATCTGAAGGTAAAAAATGGGTTCAAGTAAAAAGTTATTTTGCAAAATTTGATGACTTTGATGATTTTACAAATAGATACATTTCATTTTTATCTTCACCTAGATATGCAAAAGCAAGAGAGTCTACCACACCTGCACAATTTGGTTCTGAGGTTGCAAAAGCTGGTTACGCCACTGCTTCGGCAGACAAATATAGTGCCAAAGTGGCCAGTTTTGCTGAATCATTTACACTAGGAGATAAAATAAGTTCAGCTTCTACCGAGAATCGAGAATTAAAGAAAGACATGGCGGATTCTGCACCTGCTCCAACTATTGTAAATAATAATACTACAACACAAACGAAAACAAAAACACCTACTGGCGGTGGTGGTTATGATGATAGGTCTGCATACTCTAAGAAGGCATCACAGTAATGGATTATTTTCAAGCACAAAAAATAAGAAAGACATCTCTATCTGATTTGATTACTGACCAGATTGCCGCTGGTGGTGGCGTTACTTCATCTATCGGTAAAGGCATCTCAGCCAAATCTCGTGCAGCCACCACAGGCATCAAACAGAAATTTGATCCACTTAATATTGCCAAGTTTGTTACTGGTGGTTCTAATATTGCACCAGCCATTCTTGGTCGTTTGACTGGTCGAAGCAGTAAAGATATTAAATTTTTTACTGGCAAAAAACAATACGATACCGCATCTAAAATCAAACCATTAGAAGAAGGCGATGGACTCAATGATATTCTCGGTAAGATTATATCGCTTATGCAAAGCGTTAATGAGGCAGAAAAGACTCGTAGAGAACAGGCTAATCAGTTTGCTGAAGAAAACGCATTAGAACGAGCAAGGCGTCATAAAGAACTAATTGAAGCCATTACAGGTAAACCATACACTGGTGATCCAAAGAAACCAACCGCAACAAAGATACCGGATTCACCACAGTCCAGTTTGTTTGATAACCTACTAGACGCTTTTGGTCTTGGTCGTAGTGCATTATCAATATTAAAAACAATCGGTTCAGTAGCCATGTTTTTTACTGGACCTGTAGGTCTGGCCATCTTAAGTGCAGCCACATTAGGTGCATTGGCATGGAAAATATTCAGTAGTAAAGGTGCATTTGAGGATCCTGATTCTGAGTTGAGTAAAGGACTGGACCAAGCCAAAGCTGTTGGTGGTTTGGCAGGCGTTGCAGATGAACGAGCCAAACGCCAGAAGATGCCCGAGTATGACCGCACGATGGCCGATTTAAAAGATTTTGAAACAATTCAAAATGAAGGTGAAAAGTTAACCAATAAACAGTTAGAACCATTTGCTAAACGAGGACCTGGTGCATTGGAGGCAGTAGAAGATTACAAAGTTGCACGAGATAAGTATAAACAAATTGTAGGTGAACCATTAGAATCTGCAACACCTGTACCAACACCGGCACCAGCAACACCTTCTGCAACACCAACCAGTTCTGCTACTGAAGCACCTGCAGCTGCACCTGAGGGCACACAAAAACTTACTCAGGTGCAAAATGAAAATTTAGATTTGAACATGCCACAAAGTAATCCTGATCCAACCACGGTAGTCAATAACAATTCAGTAAAAAGTTATGAAACAACAGGTGATAAGATACCAATGCCTGCTGTGAGAAATACAGAACCAACATTCCAAGACATGATATTATACAGCACACGAGTTGTATAATAAAAAACCCCGCCGTAGCGGGGTGTCAATCATCACAAACTACTCATCAATTAATCTTCTTCGGCTAACTTAGCAAAGTAAGCCATATCTTCATCATCAGTATCGTCTTTGAATGGTGAATCTTCTGCTACTGGTTTACTTGTAGTCTTAGCTTTAACTTGTTCAACAGTTGTCTTTGGTGCTTCACCACCAAGACCTAGAACCTTGTCAAGGCGCTGTTTCAAAGCATCATATGACTTAAACTCTTTGTCATTGAGCAACTCTTTGAGAGAAAACTCAGACTGCCAAATCTTTTCAAGTTTATCATCATCATTCAACAAAGCAGATGTTGATTCAAACTCAGACTTATCATAGTTCTGATAGCCTTCTACTTTACGAATCTTTAGTTTGAAGTTAGCACCTTTCCACAAATCAAATGGATTGATTGCTTCTTCATCAGCAAACTGTGGATTCATGGCTTCAGAAATCTTATCAAAAATCTTTTTGCCAAATTTGTAGAGAAATACTTTGCCTTCATTCTCAGGATGTTTCGGATCAGAAACAACATAGATATTGGCGATGTAATTTAACTTACGTTTTTGTTTACGAACAATTTCTTTATTCGCTTCAATGCCAGAATTCCATAATGCAGAGTTGTGTTCACAAACTGGACATTGTTGATTGAGTGTGGTTAAACAGTTATCAATTAACCAACCACCAGGACCTTGAAATCCATGTGAATGAATCTTAACCCATGGTAGTGAATCGTCACCATCAGTAGCAGGTGCTGGCAGAAAACGAATTGTAGCCATGCCGTTGCCAGCTTTATCTACTTCACATTTCCAGAAATTATCGGGTTTGTCGGATCCCTCGGATGAGGTATTGAGTTGCTCGATTGCTTTAGATAGTTTTTCGAGATTGCCAGATTGGCGTTTGAGGTTCGCAAATGAACTCATAGTTACTTCCTTTCGTATAAACGGTGTATTAACGGTATATAAAACGACTTATCCACATACTTCTCATTATATAATAGTATTTAGGCGTTGTCAAGGCCTGAATTCTCATTTAGTAATTGTTTACCAGTAGAATTATTCCACTCATGTAAACGCACTTGATAATCTTCATTAGACAACTTATGCCAACCAATGCACTCACCGGTTGGACTACGACCACATCCACAAGGCACAATAACTTCTTTTAACATTTCTTTCATAGTTTCTCCATCAAATATACATTTTCATAATGCCAATGGTTGTCAAAGCATCCGTGTGTAGAATGCCAATACCACCATCTTCACGCCATTGGTCAATATTCTGTGATGTATCATCAATCAACAAATGGTCAGGCTTTGCATACTGCCTTTTCAATCTTTTGCCTGGCACCAGGTTGATTGGGTAAATAATACCATGTTCTTGTAGCCATTTTGTCTTTTGTTTTGCAATTGGCTCATGGCGTTTCTCTGATGATGTTGAAGATAATATCTCAACAGGAATACCGGTACTATCCAAAAAGTTTAACAATAACTGTGCATCTTGTGTCATTGGTAACTTTGCGAATTGTTGTGTTTCAATAAAATGGTCAAAGAGTTTATAGAATTCTTTTTTATCGTCAGCCTCTTTTGGTGACATTCTATACAGTTCTTTGTAGTGCCTATCAAACTCAGCAATCACACCGTCCATATCCAAATAGACTTTAGTAATTCTACGCATGTTCTTTAATTCTTTCTTTCAAAATTTGTTTGAACTTAGTTTTATCATAACTTAGAAATGGCTTGTATTTCACACATTTCATTTTAAAATTCGGCCAAACAATATCATCATATATTTCTTTTTCCCACATTGGAAAAAAGTTCATCAAGTCATCCAATATAATTAGTGTTTCTAATGCAATATCACCTTGTTGAGTATATTGCATCAGTAATGGAAATTCATTCTTTCGTGCCACCAACAAATCATTTGGATTTTCAACTCTATCTAACAGCTTAATTATATCATTTTCAAAGGTATATGTCAAGCTTTGTTGAGTTTTTTGCCACTTCTTATAGTTATCATCGGCTTCTGGTGTCATTACATCACCAATCCATTGTATATTCTCTACCACAAAGTTGGCAATAAAGAAGTCCCGTAATTCTGTCAATCCAAATTTACGAGATAAACGGTAGAATGAGTATTTGTCTTTTCTGGTAGAGAATGTTGTTTTACTTACACTTGTCTTACCATGATACTTGATGTAATCATAAGAGTT